TTTTTATTTCACTTATTTAATTTATCATTATAAAAAATATTTTATATGGACCCTGAAGATGATAATGCTATAACCATCCCTTATACGGGTGCTTATACACTAACTAGTACTTTAAATGTTGATGGTACATTTCTAACTTATACTGGTGGTGGAACTGAGTGGGAACCACAAGTTAGTAACTATAGAGATAATGTAGATAATAAGATTGTTATTCCATATGCGTTTGAAACTATACTTAAAAAATCCATTGAAGGACTTGAAGATGTTAGAGTTTTAAATTATGAATCGTGGGGTTCTGATAATACTACTTTTAATCTTTATATTGAACTTAAACTTAGTTGGGATGTAAAACAACTTTATACTAAGAAAGATTATACTGAAAAGATTAATCACCTTTTTAAAATGACGTATCCTAATAATGGTTCATATAAGTTTGAGGTTAAACACGTTATTGGTGGAGAGAATGATAAACATAAGGAGTTTTTTAAATTCTTTTCTCTATAGTATATGTTTTGGTTCCTATTTATATTTTTTATTTTAATTTTTGCTGTAATTGGGATGGTGTTTGAGTTTTTTGAGCAGATGAAAGAGAGTGAGTACGAGATTGTTCGGATTTTATATTGGGTTCTCGTTGTTTGTTTTTGGGTTTATATCTTTGTTTGGTTAATTAATTTCTAAAATTTTTTTCCGTCGGTTCCCGATTCCCCCTACCCCCTTTTTTGTTTTTATAAAAAAGTTGCGTATCTTTGTGGTATGAAATTATCACCTGAGCAACTTATTAGAGCCGAAGAGACATTGAAGGACTTCGTGTGTCTTATTCCAAGGTATCTTGAGGTTAAAGGTAATGAAAAGCTTTATGATATGTTTCTATCGAGAAACCGTAACCCACTTTTTGATATGACAAATACAAAGTTTTGGGAAACAGGATTGTCCTCCAATGGCTCAAAGTTTTATGGTGTTAAAAAAGTTAAGGACCATTACATCCCCCGTAAACTTGCTATGGGTTATATTATGGATGCTCTTGTTTTAAATTCTAATATGTTAGTTGAGGATTTTATTATTTTATGTAAGAAATATGCATCCACCATTACATTAACTGAGGAAGAACATAATCTTGTTACACTTAGAGCCAAGAATACTGGTAAACCAAATTATGAGTTCTATGAATCTTGTGGGATTATTGTTGAGGGACTTGATGAATTGATTGTTAATATTTAATATATTTATAATACAAAAAAACTATGGATATTAGAAAATTTATTGATAAGGTTAAAAACTTTAATTCTTTGAATGAGGGTTATGCTCAAATTGGCGCAAATAGTTTGATGGAGGGAATTAAATTAAATAGTACTAATAAATCTTCTAATCTAAATGAATCTTCTCTTAACCGGGTTTACTCATTTATAATTAACTATGATTGTGCAATCATAACCGCATTTAGGTCCAAGTTGGTAAATTGCGTTGATAATACTGAATTTGAAAAATTAAATATCTATGATAACAAGGGAAGGAATAAAAGTTTAAAGGCCGTTTTATTATCATTGGGATATGGAGTTACAAAAGTTAAGGGCTCATATATTGAAAATTATTTATCAGACAATCAAATTGAGGTTAAGGAAGATAGTTTCTTTGTTGTTAACCTTTCTGGTGACCCAAGTTTTATTGATAAGATAAAAAAACTCGGTGAAATGTTTTGTCAAGATAGCGTTATGATTTTGGAAAAAGGTGGGGAGAATAACTATTTGTTTGGAACCAACAATTCCGATTTTCCTGGTTATGGTGAGATATCCTCTATTGGGAACTTTAAGCCGGGTGTTGAGGCTGAGTTTATGACAAAGGTTGATGGTAGACCATTTACTCTTGAATCATTTGGTGACCTGCAAATTAATTCTAAACGACTTGTTAAGGAATTTGCAAAACCAATATTAGGTTTATTGTAAAATTTTCCCTTTAGGGTTATCAACCTCTTTTTTTTATTAAATTATTTTCCTATATTTTATTTATGAAATACGGAACTTTAATTTTGATTGGTGTTGTAATTGCTCTTTATTCAACCCATTTATATCTGACTAAGAGAGAGCCAGTTAAAACTATTGATACAATTATCTGTAAAGAAATGGATGGTTACGGAGAAGACATTGAAACAGGTGAAAAATATTTGGTTGTATGGAATGAATGTGATACAATTTACGAAAAATAATTAATATGAATATAAATTTTGAAACCCCCCAATTAATGTTTAAACTCACCAAATATTATGGTGAAATGGAAGATGGTAGAACATTTGCAATAGTTGTTCGTTCAGGAGATGATTATGATTCAGTTGAAGATATTGAAACTGATGACGATGAGTTTACCCAAGAAGAACTTGCCGATATTGAGAAAAATTTTTATGACTCTTTATAATTTATAACTATGAAAAAAGAAAAAGCAAAAATGGCAGCACCAAAGAAAGAAAAAAAGAAAAAAGTTGTTGAGAAGACAGTTGTAACCGCTCCGAAAACAATTTCAGTTAAAATGGTTGAGTATTATAATACCATGGTTGTTCGTGAACCAATTGAAATTAATGTTGAGGATTATCCCGAACTAAACGGAATGTCAGAAGAAGAAATGAAAGATTATATTAAGGATAATTGGTCTGACATGAAATCAACAAATGAAGAATGGTACGAATCCCTTTACGATGAATGTAGTCAATCCGACGTAATGAGAGAAAAGATTACAGGTGAAGAACAAGAATGTTATTTTGATTAAATTTAAAACCCCTCATTTCGAGGGGTTTTTTGTTTTTGATATATTTATACAATATGAGGGATTTGATATTTAAAGTTCTTAGGGAAGAAGCTGAGATGGCCGAAATGGGCATTAAGGTTAGTCGTTTAAAATCCCTGCAACCAAAACAATATCTTGTTAAGACAACCAAAAAAGAAGAAAAGGCTGCAGAAGAAAAGAAGAGATTGAAAACAATAACTGAAAAGGTTAATACTTTATACTCTCAAATTTCTGATGAACTTAAAAATTTAAATTGGGAAGATATCTATCTTCACCCAAAAGATATGTTTTTCTATATTATTCTTCCATCTAAAATAAAAACAAAGATGAGAAGACTTGCAGACTTTTATGGTGAACTTGTTGAGAATGATTATACAAACTTAGTTTCACCAAAAGAAAAAATCGAACAATTTTACGACGACTATTTTGATTACTTGGAGAATGATTTTATTTACTCCTACGTTGATAGACCAAGAAACAGAACTCACTTCCCAAAAGGTCTACCCAAAACATTATTAGGTTATAATATTGGTATTAAGATTTACAAACAAATGCTTAATACATTAGGATTTATGCAGTCAGAACCAAATGCAACAAAGGAAGTTCAGGCAATTTATAAAAAATTAATTGAGTCTCCTGATGTGAATTGTGTTATCTATAAGGACCTTGTACTTCTTATGAAAAGAAGTTTAACAAAGGACGAAAAGATTAAGATTGTCGGAGAGAGTATATTTGAAAGATATCAAACAAGACCAACAAGTAAGAAACTTGTTATTAATCAATCAATAATTCTGGATTCAAGTTTGATGAAGGAAATCGGAGAAAAGAGATTACAGTCAATGATTAATGACATTTATACGTATTCAAAAGAAAATTTTAGAGTTCCATTTGAGGACATGGACTACGATTATTTCTAAAATGAAATTATTTTTATTCATATTATTATTCTTACCACTTGGATTATTATGTCAGGTGAAGTATTCTGTTGAGTATAACAAAATGATTGACTACAATGGAAAATCTCGTGTAGAACATGATTATAAGGGTACTTGGTATTTTTCGGGCGATTCTTTATTAGTCCAAAAATATGATTTGGATTCATTGATTTACAATGTGGTAGAAGTTAAAGGTAGGAAAATTTTATATAAAAATGATTTTGAAGAAATAATTGAGGTAACATTTATGAATGATAATGTTACTATTAAAAATAGTTTAAGACCTAATCAATATTTAATATTTAGAAAAAAATAATATGAAACAGAAAATTAAGAAAAAACAACCTTCATTCTTGGTTAAGATGTTTATGGACGAGAATGATATTAATGAAAAATCAATTGTGGGATTCGCCGCATTTATTATGATGGTAATTTGTCTTGGAATAGACATTTACACAGGTTTTTATGGAATGAAGTTCCCAATTAATGAATTTGTATTTGATGGTTTCCTTTACATTACTCTCGGAGCATTTGGTATTGCATCCATTGACAAATACGTAACGGCTAAAAAGAAAATTAACGAGGTTACAGAAGACGAGGAAGAAACAACTGAAGGATGAAAATCGTAATAACTGAATCACAATATTATAAAATTTTAAGTGAGAGTGCATTAGACTCACTTAAAAATGTTTTTACAGGTAAGACTATGATAAATTTGGTCTTAGCTCCTGAAGAATTTCAAAGGGAGTTTAAACTACCTAAAGAATTATCATCAGATAATTTTATGAAAATATTGGGAAACTCCCCTATTAAGTTCAGTGCTTTTCACATCGAAAATGAGGGTTATAAATTTCCCATTTTTCCATTATCTTTGACAGGAAATTACAAAGGAAATACATATAGATTTTCTATGGAACCGCTCAATAAAGAAAGAGGTTTCAATATGGTTAATTTGAAAATAACTTTGGACGGAAAAGAAAGACAAATACCAAAAGAGATATAATGGAATGGTTAAGACCTGAAATAGAGGATGAATTTAATAGAGTCGAAAACTCTATTAAAAAATTTATGAAGAGACAATATCCTTGGATTGAAGATGTTAATATTGACAAAAACAGTTTTCAAAAAAATAAAATGTCATCCAATTCTCTAAAAAATTACGACGTATCAATTGTTATTGATAGAAAAAATCTTGATATGTTAAGGGGTAACGAAGAAATGTTGGATGCGGCTCAACAACAGTTTGAATTGTTATTTAACACTGTTGTAAGCTCAATTTCATCTTTTGATAATGTAAATCCTAAAAGAATTCTTATTGATGTAACACCTGTAATTCAAGATTTTAATTAAATTTGTAAAATGTTAAACGATACCCAAAGAACCTCAGTTGAAAAGTATATCGAGATGATGTCTCGAGTAATGGGTGTTGAAATTAAGTATCAAATGGAAAAAAATAGGGAATTTGTTTATTTTGTTGTTGACCTATCGAAATACGATATTAACTCGGATAAATACGACGAGGAATACTATAACAAGATTTACGCAAAACCAAAAGGATTTTTTCGTAGAAAAGAAGGTAAAATACTTGAATTCATTCACGAAATGAAAAAAGTTTTATCAATACCTGTTGATACAAATATTGAAGGTTATCTTACTTTCAAAAATTATGATTATACAGACAAATTAATCAAAGATATAAGAAACGCAATCAAAAAAACCGAGTTCCCTAATGCTCAAGTAACTATGGAGGCCGATTTTGATTCTCCCACTCCTAAGTTAAAATTTGGAAAACTTCCTTTAGATAGAAATGTTTTTAAAGAATTTTTAGAACAATTAAAAGGTTTGGTTGATTATGATTTAGACAGATATCAATGGTCTTACACACAGAGTTCCATTAAAGAAGATTAATTTTTTTTCTTAATTTTTTTCTCTAAATCACAAAGAGTTTTATAACTTTTATCTTCATTTATAATTCTTGGAGTATATTCTATCATTGCGGAATCCTGTATAACTAATTTCTCTTGCCTATATTTTAGAGAACTTTTCATTTCATCTATTATCAACATAATTTCTTTTTCTCTTTCTACAATTCTATTGGTACATTCTTGCTGGTTCGAAATAATTTGTCTACTTAAATCTACAAGTTTTTGATTTTGTAAAACTAAATTTGAGTTTAAAGTGTCAATTTGTTCCTGTTGGAATGAAATAGTTTTTTTGAGCTCTTCATTTTCAGGAGAAACTGACTTAAAATATGGTGGTAGTACAAATATTAAAATTGCCGCAATAACAAGAATTACAAGACCAGTCATTCTTTGTCTTCTTGTTAGCGTTGAGAGTATTTGTTGTACATCAAACTTCATATTTATAAATATAAAAAAACATTATGACGCAAGAAGAAAAATCAATTCTCTATACACGTTTACTAAGTGAACATGACAGGGTATCAAATCAAATTTCATCGATTAAAGGAGAATCCATAGATTTAAATGAGGAACAACAAAATCGTATTAGAAGGTTACAAGGAGTTCTTAATAATATATCAAATCAAATGATGTCTCTTATGAAATAAAAAACCCCTCGATGAGGGGTTTTTTATTCGATTTAATTAGTCAACAGAAACAACTTCCAAATCAAAAATCAACTTTTTTCCGGCCAATGGATGGTTCATATCAATTATAACTGAAGATTCTTTAATTTCTTTTACAGTTACTTGTACAGGACCATATTCGTTTTGCCCCTGAAGCATATCGCCTTCTTTAACACCCTCAGGTACTTGGTTCAAACCTACTTCGGTTACCATTTGAGGATTGAGTTCACCATAAGCGTCTTTTGGCTCAATTTGAATTGTTCTCTTTTCTCCTACTGCCATACCAATAAGACCATTCTCAAAACCTGGAATAAGTTGTCCTTGACCTAAAGTCGCTGTTAATGGAGTTCGTCCTTCTTGGAGTGATGTGTCGAAGATTGTGCCGTCTTCCAATCGGCCAGTGTAGTTTACGGAAACACTGCTACCATTTGTAATTTGTGTCATTTTTCTTTATTTTTATTAATTATACTAAACTTCTTCCAATATATCAATAAGCCACTCAGGTTTATGTCCATTTTTCCATACAGCAAAACCCATCTTTGCTCCACGATAGTAGTTTCGATATGATTCTACTACGTCAACAACCTTGTATTCCTCAGGCATTGCCTTTGGGGGTTCGGTAAATCCAATGTCTTTAATGTTTGGTTTATTAACCAAGCACCACTCAATTACATCTTGTGATTTATGACGTTTTTCGTACCTATTAGTGTACTCTTTACAAAGAGCAAGTCCAAGTTCACAAAGATAAAGATAATTCGATAATGAGGTTCTGGTCCATATAGAACAGGGGTGATTCTTATGAGATAACCTGTACGGTACTTGGTCGGTCGGTTGGTCGGTAATATGATGTACACCACACAATAATTGAGCGGTTTCAAGAATCATTTTAACCACATGCTTATCGCAGTGGTCCTTTGCGCATTTATTTACGTCCCAATCTAAAAAAAATATGTTCATGGGTACAAATATACTAAATAATGAAGTATTTATATAAAAAAATCAAAAGTATGAGACAATTATTTAAGATAGACGAATCCGAAAAGAAAAGGATTCTTGAAATGCACGAAAATGCAACAAAAAGAAATTATTTGGGTGAGCAAGAAAATCAACAGCAACAACCTCAGGCAACAGTTACAATTGAAGGGAACCCCTATAGGTTACCAGGTATAGTTGACAAAACTTCATTGGAGAGTTTTATAGGTGACAACGCTTTTACTCCGCAAGAGTTAAGTGACCTTAATTCAATTTTAGGAACTAATTTACAAATGGAATCACCTGGTGGAATGGGTTCAGGTTTAGGAAAAAAGGCTTTGTCTGCCGTTAGAGATTCACTGAATTATTTAGCTCAAAGAGTTTCGTCTAAAGAAAATTTGTGTAGAGCGCAATATACATTAGACCAATTTTCAGGAGTACCTAATGTTACAGAATTGTCCCAAGAAATTTCTGACCTAACAACAAAAACACTTGCTGATGCGGTTAATTCAAAAATTAAATCATCACAATATTGTAGAAGTTAATAAACTACTATGAATTGAAAAAGGGGACTTATGTCCCCTTTTTTATTGAATAATTTTAGGATTAATGACAAAGTAACCCTCAACCTTATCACCTTTAATTGTTTCAAATAGATAAATCATTTGATTGTCCTCAGTTTTACCCAAGATACAGAGTCCGATACGGCCGGCTTCGTCAACCTCAACATCAACCAAATTTTTAGAATTATTATTTTTGATGATTACATTTTCAAAACCATTATACTTTTCAACCATATTATCCAAGTCAAAAGTAATCACTTCAGTTTTTACACATTTTGCCAAATTTCCGTAAACAATTTTATTTGTCAATCGAGCTTCATCGGTATTAATACTTGATGAGTGAGAAAAAAACTGAATTGTATCAAACTCAATGGTAATAACTTGAGAATTAGAGATAAAACTCAAAAGGATAAAGGTGATGGTTAGGATGGTATTTCTCATTTGTTTTGGATTTATTCTACAAATATACTGTAATTTACTGCTCTACTCCAAATTTTATTTTAAAAAAGATATTTATAAAAAAAATGTTAATATGGGAAATATATTGAAAGAAGAAATTAATCAGATTCAATACCTTTTTGGCTATAGAAGAGGTATTGTTGTTTCAGAACAAAGTGAACTTGGTTCGGCTCCCGTGCAATTGTTTACTTATATAAATGGGCAAAAAGAATTAAATACAGATTTTTTAAGTGGTAGTGGTAATTTAGGTAAGTGGGTAGGTTCGGATGTCAAGAAATGGTGTACCGAAAGGACTACTGAAGGTTCTGTGTGTGTACTTGGAAAATCAATAGATAAAGAAAAGGCCAAAACAATGAAATTATCGGCAGCAATAAACTCATCAAAAGTGGACGGATATAACTCTGAAAAACTTGCCCCAACATATATAGGTGAGTTTGAGGAAGACTCAGGTGATGGGACAAAACAAATTAAACATTATTGGGGAGCAGTCTACTCAAAAAGTTAATAAAAAACCCCTCAAAAGAGGGGTTTTTTATTTATATTAAATTTCTTGTAATTGTTCTTGTTTTAAAAGTTCGTATGCTCTTGCAAGACGAGTCATTCCGATTCCGCCACCAAAACGAGGGAAGAACTCAAATGATAAAAACTCCTCAAGTTCCTTCTCAACTCTATCTTTTCCAAAAAGTTCAAAAAGTTTATTAGAATAACCACCATTTTCTATTGTATAAAACATCTCTCTCATTTTCTCCACATCACAACTTCTTTCGGCCGAGCCGATTGTTTCTTGACCGTACATAATGACATCAACTTTATTGAAGATTCCATTTGTTCCGTGTTGCATATTCCAAAATGGGTTGGTTCTGAGTGGGAAATGTTGGAGTGATACTACTGAACCCTTTTCTTTCCACATTCTTTGTTCGTGCTCGTCCTCAAGTATTGACGCTCCTCCATATTCGGAGCAAACTCCCTCATAGGTTGTGTTAACTGGTTCATCAAATCCAAGATACTCAAGTAATTCTTCTTCGAGTTTCAATAAATCCTTCATCGTTCCTTTTGATTCAAATTCAAACATTGGGAAAATTAATTCGTGACGACCTGGAATTGGATTTTTCTCTTGTCTATAGGATGTTGAAATACAATATACTCCCTCCCATTCAGGGTTTTTAAGCAATTCATATTCTAACCACATTTGACCTGTTTGTGGTAGAGGCCAAACCTCTCCTTTGTACTCAAATGTCGTAATTGAATGTGGATTTTCACATGCTGCCAAAATTGACAGTCTTGATTGTGTTGGAACTTCTTTAAATCCTTTTGATTGGAAGAATGTTCTCATCTTTTGAACTAATTCGTTGTAAACTTCTGTGTTTTTCATTTTTATTTATTTATTGGTTTATTAACAGGGCAAAAAAAATCCTGACAAATGTCAGGATTATAATGAAAATAAAATATTGTAATTTATTCGTAACTTTCTTTTCTCTTTTATTATTTTCATTAAATTTAAATATATCCTTTTTTAAAAAAGTAATCAATAGTTACACAATATTTATATAAAAAAGTTTTTTTATGAAGAGTCTTCTAACTGAAGTTGAAAAAATAAAAAAGATGATTGGTTTATCTATTAATGAAATGGCTAAACCGAGCGAGCAACACATTAAGTCAATTCAGACAATTTTAAGTGCAAACAATTTATTGAAAAAAGAAGTGGAAATTCTTCTTAATAGTATTATTGAACTTGCCGATGACCAAATTATTAATTTTGATTTATTAGAACACGGAGTTAGAAATACATTACTTAAAAAAGGTGATAAGTATAGTGCGATAGTTAAGTATTTTGAAAAGGTTTTGGGGTCGTTAAAAGACAGAGAACCTGACACTTATGAAATTGAGCCTGAGCAAGATGATTATAGTTTTGAACCCGAGGAACCATCAATCCTAAAGAAAAAAGTATTCAGAAAAGAACTTTATTACTTACAGGTAGAACTCCTCAAACTACAAGAATGGTTAATGGAAACAGGAAAAACTGTTATCATTGTATTTGAGGGTAGAGACTCGGCAGGAAAAGGCTCCACGATTAAAAAATTCACAGAAAATCTTAATCCAAGATATTTCAATATTATTGCTTTAGGTATTCCATCACCTGAAGAAAGACAAGACTGGTTTGGTAGATACAAAAAACACATTAAACCTGGTATGATTAATTTCTTCGATAGAAGCTGGTACAACAGAGGACTTGTTGAACCTGTTATGGGTTATGGTAGTGAACAGGAGTATGAAGACTTTATGGAGAACGTAGAGAATTTTGAGAACGAACTTGTAGAAAAAGGAGATTACTTATTTAAACTATGGTTTTCAATTGATAAGGAAACTCAAGCAAGAAGATTTGAAATGAGACAAAAATCTCCTCTCAAATATTGGAAATATTCTCCTAACGATGCCAAAATGCAAGATATGTGGGAGAGGTTCACAGAGTTCAAACAAAGATTATTTGACAAGACATCCACAATAAATCACCCTTGGATTGTTTTGGATGCAAACGATAAAAAAATTTCAGGATTAAATGCGATTAGATATGTGCTTCAGAATATTCCTTATGAAAATAAAAATGAACAATTATTAGATAAAGAATTTCCTGAAGCTATGACTGTTCTAAGACCTGAAACAAATGAAAATTCTTAATATTTATAAATTATGGGAAAAGAAATTAAATTAACAGAAAGTCAATTAGATAGAGTCGTTAAAAGACTTATGAATGAAAATGCTCGTTATGTTATGTCATTTGACGAGTTTATGAGACACAAGAACAAAGACCAGCAATATACTTGCGGATACGAGAATTTATGTTTCTTAGTTCACGATGGAAATTACCAAATAGATTTGGGTGAAAAGTCCCACGAAAAACATAAGATTCCAAACGGAGTTGGTGGAACAATCTATCACGATGGAAATAATGTTTATTTCTGTCCTGATTTTGGTGACGATAGACCAAAAAGAACAATTCAAGTGTTCTAAACTTCCATTTCAAGAAGTCTGAAACGGTGGTGTTCTTCCGTGTTCCAACTATGGTTTATGGTTATTGTTTTATCGACTAAGTTAAAAACGATATTTCCTTGGGAGCCTTCATTTATTTCCCAACCACCGAAGCCACTTAAAGCATCATAACACATGTCCTCAAGAAAGGTAGGAGTACTTTCTCTTTCACCATCAACCGACATATCACCATCAACATATCCACTGTCACCACCACCATTGTAAGAACAAATTATTTCTGATACCCCTCTATCGGTATATTCTTTGAAAATATCCATATCATTAATTTCACTTTCGTCAAATGCCTCTTCTTCATCAGGAGTGGAATAATTACATTCAACAATAATTTTTTTTGAATCCGTATCAAAAATAAGGTCTACACTAAAAAAATCTACATCATTTTCGCCGGCATGAAAGTTATCTTCAAATTCATCCGTATCTACCTTATCAAAAATCTTTTCAATAATTGGTTCTACGGGGGGGAAGTTTGGAATTACTCTTCCATTATCACCATACATTCTACCGATATATGATTGGTTTCCCCATTCAAAATTAGCGTCAATTGAGGCGGTATCCGCTCCGTTACTTTTGATGTATGCGAAAAATTGTTTAACTGCTTTTATTTCTTCGGGCGATAGTTCTAAATTCATAATAATAAATATTATTCTTCTTTTAATTTTTTGGTTCTCATCATCCAAATGGGTCTCTCATTCTTCTCTATTGCGGTTAACCACTCTTTTGCGGTCGGGACATACCCATTAAGGTCTTCTCTAACGTGTAATTCACCAACATATCTTGTGTAAACAACTTTTCCATCAGAGTTAATAAATGACTGACCGAAAATTCTCTCCATTTCAAATATGCCCTCAGAATGGTGACGAAACATTCTATGACTCGAATAACAAACCCATCCTTTTGTTTCATCAAGCCAGTTATGCATCGGAAGATAATCTTCTACTTTTCCTCCCCAAGTTTTAACCGAAGACTCTGCGTGTTCAATTGGATGAGCCATTTTCTATTTGTTTTATTGATGACGTAATTTGTAATTCTCTACCAAGAGCGAATAATCTAAACGAATCCATTATAAGCTGCTCAAGAGCAAAAGGGAATAAATCAAGATGCTTATCAACATCTTCAACATAAAGTGTAACGGAACAAGAAAAGAATTTCCCATTTGTTGAATATGTAAAATCCTCAACAATAACTTTTGCATTTTCTCCGAATAACTCATTTAGTTCCCTTTTATGAACTTTGTTTATTGTTGTCTGAATATGAGTTTTCAAGTTTTAAATCCATTTTAAAAATATTGATTCTCTTGTTCACAACAATCTTTATGTAATGTTTTATGTCTTTTTTCATTTTGTCAAAATCCACTTCTTTTGACTCTTTAAAAATAGGTGCTAGTAAAAAAGTTTGGGATATTACACCTTCATTTAAAAATAAATCTGAAAGGTTATCCGTTAAATTAAACTCTTTCCTAAACTCATAATTATCACATATTATCTGTAAACTCACATCAATTCTACTATCTTTAACCTCTGATATATTTTTAACTTCTATTCTTTTTACAGTAAGATAGTCAGGAACAACATATTTATTTAAGTGGTATTCTAGTAGAATTTTCCTATCCATTACATATGAATTATAACAAAGAATTTTTACAATATCAAACAATTTTTAAGGGGACTCTTAAACGTAAGTATAAAAGTATAGTTGATGTAGACGTGGACCCTGAGGCTTTTGAGCAAATTATGGAAAGTGGCAAGGATTTTCCTTGGCAGACTTTGGGTGTAACAGTTAAGTGGAAAGTTAGAGTCGCTCTTGAAAATGACGAAACATTAGGTAATTTATCTTCACTCGGACAGGATTTATTTTACTCTATGTTTAAAATAAAGGGCGTTGTGCCTTGGATTAGTTTAGAAACAGATTATGGAAATTAATATTAAAAATAATAGTTCTTACGATAACTCTAAATTTGAAGTAATAAAACAGTATTTGAAATTCTGTCAAGACACTTCACCTCTTAGAACAAAAATTAATATTCAATTAGTTAATGAAACTAATCAGGATTTTTTTAATGATACTTATATGGTTGGAGTTAACGGAAAAACTTTTTCAGAGGTACTTCTTGAGATTGCAAACAAATGGGTCTTGGAATTTTCTAAACAAAGAAAAATTAATACCGGTGTTAAAGAAGCTCAATTGATAAGAACCTACTTTAACAAGAAATTTCCTAGTTACAATTTTCTTTAGTATATTTGTTCTATGAATGACCACTACATTAAGATAAATAAGTGTATTGACTCGTCTAAAACAAAAACTCAATTCGAGTCATGCGAAAAATTAATAACTAATTTTAAAAAATTATTTTTTAATAAGAGAGGGAAAGACTGTGAGTATACCAAAAAGTTGGTAGAAAATATGTCCCATAATTTAAGTTCGACTAAAAGCAAAGTTTTAGGATATTTATAACTTGATGGCATCAAAGTTAGAAAGTCTACCTGATAAAGTATTACATAGATTAATTAATCCTCTTTTGGAGGGGTATAATAGTTCTATCGGTTATGTTAGAGATTTACTCGATGATAATGATAGTGAAAGAGAAATATTGGAAGATAAATTCAAACCGACAGGTTTAGTTGATGACATTTTTGAAGACGCTGATTTTATTGCGGCTCTATGTAAAGAAAATTGGGATGACCTTAAAAGTACCGAACCATTAACTCAACCACTTAAAAGACCAAAAATAGGTGAGTATAAAGTTGAAGTTAGAGTGAGTGTTACTAAATATGCAAATGAATGGTGGAACGTAAATGCTGAGTCTTATAGTAGAGAAAATTGTGAAATTATCAGTCGGACCAAAATGTCAAACGGTGAACTTGACTATTGGGAAGGTAATATGGTAGATGAGGATACTCACGATTCAGAAACCCACGATGTTGAAATTTACGACGTTACATTAATAAAAGAATCAAAAAACAAAAAACCCCTTGTGGAAGGGGTTTCTAATATTATCGAAAGTAAAAGTCTCGATGATTTATTTAAGATGAGACATCTAATCGAAGAAGAGATTTTACTCAGGCTTAAAAAATAAGTTTTTCATTGTAATCTTAGGAGGTTTTACATCTAATATAATTGCAACTTCGGCAACTATAACGATTGTCGCTACAGGAACCCAAGCCCCCGTCGCCGCACCCACAACGGCTCCAGCAATTAAAATACCTTCACCAATTGCCGCTCTTCTCCAAGTTTTTTTTCTTACAGTTTCAGTTGCAAGACTATCTCGAGCACCTTGTTTTAATTTCGCCTCATTTATTGCGTTATCTCTTTGAAGTTTGGCCTCGTCCTCAAGTTTATTGTACTGGTCGTAAAGTCCAAAAAAGGCTTCACGAGATAACATCAATGCCTCGGTGCAATTATCTGCATATCGAAACATTGAATCTAGATTACTCTTGTATATCTCTTTGTACTCGAAGGTCTTTAATACTTCTACCTCCTGTTTTTTGGTTAAGAATATCCCAGTATCCCCTTGGTATACTATCCTTTTCGGTATTAGACTTACTTGCCCAAACACTGTCGAGCTGAGTGTTAGAATAAAGAGGAATAGCGTTAATTTTTTTCCCATCTTGATTATTTTTATTTATTATATTGTTAATTACCGTTGTCTGCTTATTATCATAAGCCGTTTGTAATTCTTCATTTTTTTGAACGAGTTTTTCCACCGAATCCCTGAGCTCCTCAATACGAGTAGATTTCTCAACAGGTTCGGTCTTTTGAATTACGTGATAATTTTGTTTGAACTGATAAACAAGTATTATTGTTAATAACACAATAATTATTATGTACCAACTTTTCTTTAAAAATTCAATCATTGTTGTTCGGGTTCGTTATTTATATCTTTTTTAGTACCACCTTTTTTGAATATGTTCTCAATAGCTGTGAGTCCGATTCCTCCTCCACCAACTAATGCGAGTCCGTCAAACATAAATTCAGGAATTATTTTTCCTAAAAAAGTAGCGACGTAACAAAATATAATTACGTTTATTAAAATAATAAAGCTAATAACTCTTTTGGATGAGACTCCCGAGTCAGAAGAAAACATTCTACTGAAGAAGTTCCTAACAGAACCTTTTTTCATTTTTTATTATTTTTATAGTTTATCGGCCTTGACCTCTATATGGTTTCTTATAATTTTTTGACCTTTTATTTGCTGTGAATTTCTTTGTTGATTTTCCTGATTTTTTTGAGCCGAAAGTTACTTTACTAGCCCCTGCTGTTTTTGTTGCCATAATGTTCTATTTACTTATAAATATTGTGGTATTTATAAATGAGAACTGCTCATTTGAGCATAAATTTTAAATCCAATTAAATGGGTAATGACAACTTGGAAACAGACACTTCACAAGAACCTGGCGACAGTAGCATTAGTAGTCGCAACTTTCTTCAATCCTCTTGGATTCGACGTGCTGTTCAAAATGGTAATGGACTCGACAGGTTCATACTGGGGAACTACTATAATATTTTATTGCGTCTCAGCATTCTTTTTTGGATTGTATTTTTTATTGAAAAGATTAAATAAATGAAAAACATTAATTCTCTTATTAAGAAAATATTGGTCGAAGCCGACAATATTAAAGAGTCTATGGTATTAACTGAAAATGTTGAAATAACTGAAAATTTACAGTACCACTTAGATAATAAAATTCCATTATTTAATAATGTTTTTAGAAGTCATTCTGAAGCTTTCTTTGACTTAATTAATGAAGTTAGATATCTTTATGAAAATGAGATGATTGAACTTGGTGGACAAGACCTCGAATTAATTGAAAGTGATTTGGGTAAAAAAGTTCAGTTAAATAATGGAAAAGAAGTTTATTTAGATATTCCAGTTATAGAGGAAAGTTTAAATGAAGCTGAATATCAAGGTAGAAAGGTTCAGGTTGGGAGACCGATGAGAAACTCAGGTGGAGGAAAAAAATATGTTGTTTACGTTAAAAATCCATCCACAGGTAAAATTAAAAAAATCTCATTTGGTGATGTTAGTGGTGGACTTACTGCAAAAGTTTCAAATGCTAAGGCTAGAAAAGCATTTGCATCTCGTCACCAGTGTGAAAAAAAGAAAGATAGAATGACCGCAGGTTATTGGGCTTGTAGAATTAATAGATACGGACACCTTTGGGGTGGAAAAACTTATCCAGGTTTTTGGTAATAAAATAAAAAAATAAAAAATAAATAATTCTAATGAAAAATAAAATTGTTAAATTAACAGAGAACGACTTAAAAAGAATCGTTCAAAAGGTAATTAATGAAGATTTTGGGACAAGATTAGTCTCAAGATTCAAGGGATTCATAAACGCCCTAAGGGCTGGAAAGGATGGTGAGGGTAGAGATGCTAAACAATTAATAAAAGCAATAACAAGACTCCAATCAACCGCCGAACAATCAAGTCCTCTTTTAAACGATATACAGAACGACTTGAATTTACTATTTAAAGAAGATTTTATGTCAAGAGTTGAGAGGTATAATGAAAAAAATATGAGTAATCAAGGTTTAGGACAAGAAATTGAGGACTTTAAAAAGGAATTAGAAGAGTATAGAACTTTGATTGGAAAAGTGATTGAAAAAAATGAAATGATTAAAAATTTGAGTTAATTTTTAAAATGGGTTTACCTTTTTATCAAGAAAATTTATCTGAAAGTGTAAAAATTAGAACATTTAGTTCTGATACAGATTCCGGTGAATATACCTGGCATAGGGACAGAGAAGATAGAGTTGTTGAATTAATTGAAGGAGAAAATTGGTATATACAATTAGATAATGAACTACCAAAAAAACTCGTAAAAGAAAATAAAATATTTATTCCTATGGGTGTATACCATAGAGTAATAAAAGGAGAGGGAGACCTAAAAGTAAAAATAGAATTTGTAAATGTATAGTGAAGGTCAATTAAAGGTTGCAAATCTAATACTAAAAAACAAAGTTTTTAGTGTTGATAAAAAGTATGGTAACTTTGCGGGATTAAAATTTTATTTTACAGCAAAAGTAACAGGTCAGAGAGTTATGTATAGTATGGGGGAACCATATGATACAATACAATTAGATGTGGAGGTTGTTAAAGTTTCGGGGATGTATTCACACCTAATGTTTGATAGCCGTAAGGGGAATAATTATAACAGGGTTGAAATGCTTGAAAATAGGAATACCGCCGGATTTGATTACTTGATGCGAGATATAGGGTCTGAAATGGAACAAATTTTTAAAGTTCTTGACACTAATGTAAATGCTCAAGTAGAAAATTTAAAAATATCAGAATCAGTTGAAACTGAGGACCCACTACGTAGAGCTCAAGTTTCTGAAGCAAAAGTACCAAGAACTATGGTTAGGGGTATTATTCAAAAGATTGTTAATACTCTTAAAAAGAAAGAGGAGGGTGAAATTAATATTCCTTTTATGTCAGGTGGGGAAGAATATAACATAATGGTTGATATCAGATTTAATGACGAAATAGAATCGGCAAGAGATTTTGATTTAAATTCATTTTATAATACCGACACTGGAGATGTTGAAATTTTAATACAGGTCGACCCCGATAGATTAGAGAAAAGTTTATTTTCTATTATAGGTGAATTAAATGATGATTTAACTCACGAATTACAACATTCAAGACAATCAGAAGAAGGAAGATTAGATGATGAAGATTTCCAAGGAGATAATTTTGAATATTTTATGCAACCTGCAGAAATTGAAGCTCAGTATTTTGGTTTAAAACAAAAAGCGAAATCTATGGGATTACCAATGGAGGATGTAATCGATGATTGGTTTATGTTTAGACAAGAAAAGTTTGAACTTACTGACGATGAAGTTGCAAAAATTAAGAATGCCGTTCTTCACTTTGACCCGTCTCGGATTTAGCAAAAAACTTCTTTAAAAAATTTCTTATTGTAGTTGCACTTAAAGATGTAACACCGGCCATTGCAATTCTTTCAGATATTTCTTGAATACTTTCAGGTGTAATTTCACCACTCGTTGCATATGTATTCAAAATACCAATGATTGGAATTAAAAATGTAAAACTTGCAATTGCAAATAAATTTCCTACAGTTAATCCGATAGACTCCAAAAATCTCATAAGAGCACTTCTTAGTTCGGCACCTTTTTCAAGAGCTGATTCAAAAACAGGAAGTAATCCCTCTTCTTTAATTTTAGAAACTAATTCCGCAACCAATTTTTCATTGTTATAAAATAAAGTCGCACAAACCCCAACAACTATTAGATTTATATTTGCCTCAGTTAATTCAACATTTTGGTCTTTAATATATTGAGTCAGTGGTCCCATAAAACCACCAATTGTTGCACTCCAAGTAAGAAGAAATTTTAAATCAAATTTCATCATTCTTTGGGTATCCTTTAGATTTTCTTTTCCAATTTGAGAAATATTTGACAATGTTTTTGACAAATCACCCATAAGTGATTCAGTTATAAGTTTCCTCTGTATATCTTCAGAAATTGTAATTTCCATAATATTTATAAATATATGAAAGATAAGATTAATCCAAGATTGAAAGAGGGGGATAGAATTGTCCTTATTATGATGCCAGGTGAAGATTCAGTTTCTTATGGTGATAGAGGAACCATTAGTAAAGTTAATCCCGCACATTCCTTTATACAATATTTTGTAGATTGGGATAATGGTAGTCGTTTAGCTATGATTGAAGACATTGGTGATAAATCAAGTGTTGGTGACAGATGGATGATGGAAGAAGATTTTGATGGTTTAATGAAATTAAAAAAAAGAAAAAACTTGGGAGAATCTGAAGAAGAAAAAATGAAAAAATTTATGGCAAATGTTGAGGTATTCAGAACATTTGATAGAGAATTTTTGTTTAAATTTTTAGAAAAATTAAGAGAATCAGGAATTGTAAATATGTATGCGGCGGCTCCTTATCTTTATATGGGTGGGGGTAGAATTTATGGCGAGAATCACTACAATGAAAATAAAGATGAAGAAGCCTTTGATGAACTTGTAGAAATGGCCGATGAGGTAAAAGATAAAATGATTCAGGGGGCTGTAAAAATTTTAGAAAAAGAAGGAAAAGAAATAACAGTTGAAAAAGTTTCTCGAGTAATTAAAAAATATGCGGGGATGGTATTAGATATGTGGATGACAACCTATAGATAAAAATATGAAAAAGATTGTAAGATTAACAGAATCAGATTTAGTAAAAATAATTAAGAGAGTTATTAGTGAGCAAGGTCCGATACCAAATTTATCAAAAGCCCCAAGAGGTTTTTCAGGTAAAACACCAAGAATTTTAGATGACCCAGCAGGGGGAGATGATTGGGCTTGTTATGTAAAAAATATAAAAGAACTTGTAAAATGGTGTAGAGGTAATAAAAATAGATTCATTCCTGATTCTAAATCTATTGATATGTCTAAAGAATTACATAATGCAATGGATGGGATTTCATTAGGAATTAGTACAATGGATACTATTAAAAAAATTAAAACCCAAGATGAATTTTGTAAAATATCAAATTTTTACAATTATGACAACCAAGACTTGGGAGAATGGATTGGTGATGAGATTCTTCTCCCTGTTAATCAAGTTTGGGACCATTTAAAAGGATTCGCTGGTAATATGACGGACTACTGTGAAGTTGACGACCCAACAAGGGCTTAAATTATATTTATACCAAATTCACAAACTTTTCCTTAAATTCTTCGAGCGTTATACCTTCTTCATCCTTGTGATTAATAACCATTTCAATATCCCATCCTGAAATGTATTTTGTAATTGTTTCTTTTACATCAGGAACTGAGTCCCACTTGATACAAACTTCACTGTCTTTATTATAGTCATTATCTACAAGATAATTACAAATGGTACCTGACTTTAATGTCAAAAATCCGTGAGCACAATAATTTGGAACAAAAACAGCTTGACCTGCCTCTAGTTTAAATTGATAAACATTACCAAAAGTTTCGGGTCTTAAATCAACAACAAAATCGATTATAGACCCTCTAATTACTGCCAATTTTTTGGTTTGTTTATGTTGTCCACTTTGGAGATGAAGTCCTCTAAAAGTGAAGATATTATCGTTTATACTGATGTTTGATTGTAACCAATCACCATATAATTTAACTGGTGCAAAACATCCCCGATGGTCCTCAAATACAGGAGCGTCTAGTTGATAAGGTTCTAAACTCATAAACAATTATATATCAATTTTTATAAAATGAAAATACCAACATATTTATTGCAAAACATTTTATAATGAGAGCATATTTTTTAAACATATCAGAAGAAGAAAAAAAATCAATTAGAGAAAAACAGAGAAGCATTTATGATGGTTATCAGACGATGGAACCAAAAATGAGTAAGGAGACTCCTCTATATACTGAAAATTTGGCTTTAGATGAAAAAGGAATTACGGTTAATAATAAAAATGAAGTAAGTGAATACAAGAATACGGGTATTAACAAACCAATGAAAAAAAATTGTAAAAACTGCGGAACTGAAATGAAAGAAGGTGAGACGTGTGAACAATGCTCAATGAAAGAAGGTGAGACGTGTGAACAATGTGGAAATGTATTATCCGAGGGTAAAGTGTGTGAACAATGTTCGATGAAAGAAGGAATGAAATATTCTATGGAAGAAATAGAAGAAAGTATAAAAGTAAAATCTAAAAAAGGCGAAGTATATAACCAAATCAACGAATCACTTGATTGGTTTAGAAAGTTCAAAAAATACTTATGAAAGTGAAAGAGATTATAGATTACTACTATTGTCCCGTGGCAGAGACAATTGAAGTAAGCTTTAGGATGAAGGGAGACCCCGAGACTCAAATGAGAGAAGCTGAGTTTGATTTATCAACAACAAAAGATTACGGTTATTTTATTTTAGACTCAGATTATCCTGAGTCAAAAGAATTTCTTTATGAATATGAAGAAGATACAGATGAATTAGTTTTGGGTGATGAACCTGATTTTAATGAAATAAGAGTGGATAAAGTAGAACTCCGAAATTTTCTTAATGAGTTCTATGGTGAAGACGAAACAAATCTTCCTGATTTGGTACCGTTTTAATTTTTCCAATTATTTAAATTTTGATTTTTTTGGGTATTTATTGGATAATCGTATGCCCAAAAATGAAGTTTGACATTGATTTATATATTGATATTCTAAATTCCTTTTCAGGTGAAAATACCAAAATGGAAATGGGTGAACAAGACGCTCCCGCTTCAGGGGGTGGTGGTGAAAGTGCAACTCAAAATACAAATAAACGAGGCTCTAATTGGAACGAATTATACAAATTAACTAGGGGTAAAGCCAATATGCTTGGACTTAAAGGTGAAAAGTGGTC